CGCCCGTGGCTTGAACACCGACGGCGTATACCTTCGCCCCTGCGGTTTCAGTTGTCTCGCCTAGTGCTGTAGTGCCTTGAACGCCTGTGACATCGACGTTTTGCTGCAATAGGACCGTGATGTTACCCAGTGTAGCGGTGGCTTCTAGGCCCGTAGCATCGAGTGAGGAATCCCCGACTATCGCTACATTGCCCGCTGTACCTGTAGCTGAAACGCCTGTAACTAAAACATTGGTGGTTGTTACGGGGCCTGCAACCCCTAAAGCCGTAGTACCTGCAACCCCAGTAACAGAGAAGATTGCGTTACCAACTACAGTTGCTGTGCCTACCTCACCAGTAGCTGCGTTACCAAGAGCGTTTATCGCTCCATCGGCGTTTACTGCAATGTTGCCCAGTGTCGCTGTGGCTTGTACACCGGTAACCGAGACTCCTGTGCCTTCTTGGACTGTAACCGAGCCTAGTTCGCCTGTGGCCTGTATGCCTAGAGACTGACCCCAAGAGCCTTGCCCCCAGACTCCGCGACCCCAACCGCCTAGCTCGACGGTAATGTCCCAACGAGTGTAACCAACTTCACCTGTGGCGCTAAGCCCTGTAACCGAAACACTTTGGCTAATTATAGCTTCAGCAGTCCCTAACGCCGTGGTTCCGGAAACTCCGGTGAGAGTTACGAGCGCGTTACCTACAACACCTACGGTCCCTAGTTCACCTGTAGCAACCGGCAGGGTATTACCTTCGCCCCACGAATCCGTCCCCCAAGTGCTGAATCCCCAACCGGAGAGTGGGACCGTAACGTCAGCCATTTACTAGGCAATCCGAATAATCGCGTTGCTCGCGTCAGCCGCAGGGAAGACAATAGTAAAATCTCCCGCAGTTGAGGTTTTATCCGAACCAAAATCTAGTACTGCTACCGCAGGATTAGTGCCACCGTTCGCCAAATAAATAAGCGCACCACGAGCAGTAATAGTTGCGGTAGAAAACGTCAGGTCAGCAAAGTCTAAGAACGCCGTAGTGCCGCTCGAAGCAGGGTTTGCTGAGATAGTCAGCGTGCCGCCGCCTGCCGAGTAGCCTGTACCTGAAACTTCGTTAGTCGCAGAGTACGCAGTAGTAGTCGCATCTAGCGTAGCTGACGACGTGTACAAGGCCAGTTTAAAGACCTGTGATGTGCCGCTGCTAAAGTCAAAAGTTCCGTCAAGAATATCGACTTTGAATGATGTTGCCATAGCCTGTGTAATAGCCATTTGTGTTTCCTCTTAAATTAACGCGGTTCTATTCTAAGTTGACCAGAGCGGTACATATCTTCCCGCATCTTTCCGTCGCCCAAGTTCTTCAATAACGCTATAGCGTCTACATACATCTGTTGATATAGGGCTACCATATCAGGTTCACCCTTAATAAAGCGTATTGCTTCGACCAAAGCCCCATTTAACAGCGCAGAATCAAACTCATCGCCAAGCCACGTAGTACCAGCAGTAACAATAGTCTGAGGGTAGTAGCCGTAATGTAACTCTACCTCGTAGGCTGCATCAGGTGTTGGGCCTATGATAAACGCAGTATCGTCAAAGATTCCGTAGTGTACGGGCGTACCTGTACTTGTTGGTCCGGGATACGCCTCACGAATGAAGTTAACGTCTTTATTCAACAAGTACGTGTAGTTACCTTGAGCATCAATAACCGCCAAAGAAAACGTATACAAGAAATCTGTCGGGTATATCAGGTACTTATTACCTATACTTAAGTTACCCGTCTGGTTTCGACGTAACGCAGGAATCTGAACAGTGTTGTATATCTTTTGTTCAGCCTGTTGAGTAAACATAGCAAGTTGATCGTCCGTAAACGACTGCTCGCAAATGTCCTCAATGTTTGTCTTTAGCTCGGTGTAATTCACCTGCTACTCCTTAAGCCATTGGGCCTCGGGCCATAGTGCCCTTGGTGGCTGCACCTACGCCGCGAACTTTAACGCCACTAGTCTTCATGTCTTTAGGCGGTTGGTTGCACGTATCTACTTTGTACATTGTAGGCTCATTCGGAAACTCGATGACCTTGGGTACTTTTACGTTTGACCTAGCTTTATTTTTCATTCCTGTCTCCTAGCTTATGGTTACTGTAACTTGCCCTACAGCACCTACGGCTTCCAAATTGTCTGGTGTAAGTCCAAAAGGGTCGGTTAATCCTACCGGGTCCCACCCCCACTGAATGTCTCTGCTTGCTACTAATTCTGCTGAATCAGGTCTTGGGTTACGTATAGCTTGGGGGTCTTCAACTGGAAACTCCCCTAATCTGTTTTGTGGCTGATCTGGATTCCAACATTCAGGACAAGCCCTAATGTTAGTTTTATTTCCCTTAACAATCAGCTCTTTAAGTTCGCGTAGCTTGTACTGAAACCCACATACATCGCATATAGCAATTGCCTTTTGCCCAGACGCATACTTGTAGCTCATGTCTACCTCACGCCATGTATACGCGGCACTAAGCTAAGCGTTGCTTTTTCTCTGTCTTCCCCCGCTGCTAGCTCAAATTGACGTTCATACTCGCCCTGTAGCATAGGTATTCTAGGCATCAACTCTGGGTCTTTCTGCGCTATATAATACGCAAGCCCTGCAACGAGGCAGGGCAAGAAACGGAAATTAACGTCGGCAGTATTAACGCCTGTTCCTGAATCCTGTATTCGGCGCATACGCCAGTACTTAAGCACGTAGTAAGGCACACCTACCGGCCCTTGGTCCGGCACAGGCCACACAGTAACCGAGGGGTTAGCTTGCCCACGGTCCACATAAAGTTGTATAGGGCGGCCCTGAGAGAGCTTATTAGGGATACTTGAATAGGTAGAGACGCTAATACGCGTGATGTTTAGATCAGACTGAGTAGTTACGCTACCGTCGCCTGTGCGTACAACGTGCTCTAAGAGGTCTATTGTGTCGGCAGGCAGCGCGTATGTGGCTGTACCCGCTACGAGGTTTAGTGTGCCTTCCTCGATAGTCCACATGTTGATGCCACGGTTCTGCCACTCAATAGTCAACAAATTCATAGACCTACGAGCAGTACGCAGGTCATAACCTGAACGCATTTCTCTACCGGCACGCTCCCACGCTTCTTCCGCAATCTCGGTGAAGTCCATGTTGAATGTAGCTGTGCCAGATGTCGCCATTATTTGCCCCAACTTTCCCGCGCTTTCTTCTGCGCAGTTTTAGATAAATCTTTGTAATGAAATAACTTTGCGGACTTAGCTGACATCGTTTTACCTGTCATTATAGTCCCGTCGGGGTGTTTATGCGTGCCCCCTCGGTGCGTTTTACCGTCTTTAAAATAGTGGTTTACACCCTTAGCCATTATTTCTTTTTCCTTTTCAAAGGTTTAACCCTTTTGGGTTTCCCTGCCGGTTGCCCTAGACGCTTCTTCTGCGCTATACGGGACTTCTTCTCTGTCGCTGTCATCTCACCAGAGGTCTTAGGCGTTTTACTAGAGACCCGCTTTGTGGGCCTACAGTACGGGGTTCCCCGCTTGTCGCCCTTTTTACGCCCACAAGCCTTGCCTGTCTTGACGTCTTTCCAGTCCTCTTTGAACCACCGCTTTAGGGCTTTGCCCTTTTCGGTTTTACGAACGGCCACTAGCTTTCTTCTTTCGACACTTAGCTATAGCACCCGAGGCGTACGCAGAAGGAAAGACTTTATAGGATGCCTTCACCTTGCGGTAACAGTCGTCTTTGACCGTACCACCCTTCTTAAACGCTACGGGCTTCATTTTGCCCATACCCCGGCACTTCATCATAGCGTTACCCTTTTAGCGCATCTTGCAAACTTTACCGCCACGGGCCATACCGTAGCCACGGATTTTACCCCCAGCTTTCATACTATTCATTTTACGGCGTTCCATAGCTTTTTCGGTGTCGATACGATAAACCTCGTCATCAAGATTACGCATAGTTTTTTTGGCGTTAGCCATACCGCCCACGTTGTACTTCATAACCTTTTTATCCGCTTTCATGTAATCTTCTCCTACCGTTTGTGGGATGCCCGCTTTCTTGGCGAACTTAGGATTATTCGCCACCGCCGCCATTAAGTTATGCTGGGCTTTACTTTTGCTAGGCATTACCACTTAACCTTGTCAGCCCAGTAAGCTGCGCTCATTTTGCCTTTGGCAATGTTCTTGCCGTGACGAGCCTTAAACGACTTGCGCTTAGCCTTCATCCGTGCGGATTCGCCTTTCTTGGGTTTACCAGCAGTACTTGCGCCTTTTTCGCCAAAACGAATTATTTTCTCCTTCCCATTCTCACAAGCCTTCACAATGTGGGACTTCTTAGCATGGGACGGAGTTCGTCTTGGCTTATTACAAGCCATCGCTTTCTTATCTACTTGCTTAGCCATATTGCTTATTCACAGTAAATATAAAAGTGTAGGTATCTCCAGCAGTTGGAGAGACTGTAGTTGCTACGATGTCGCCAGTTTTACCGGCTCCAGCGTTGTTGGGTATGCCCGTAAAGTCAGAGAAATCGTACTCCTCCGTCCAGTTTACTGGCAGATCAAAGATAAGAACGTTAGCCGTAGCGTCCCATTCTAGTTTGACCCCTACCCCAACACCTACATACACAAGCTTTGCCAAAACAACGCCAGTACAGGCCCTACGGCTTACCGGATCAACCGATAATGTAGAGACATCAACCATTGTGCTAGTTACTACGTCGGTATTTCCTACAACCGCAGTAACCTTAATGATCGCCTGCTTGCTGCCATCTTGGATTATTTGAGTCGATACTGTATCAGCCATGAGTTAGCTCCTTATGAAAGAGCAGCGCCCGTAGCAGTAACCCAAGCAGCGCCTGTGTTAATTACTAGACAAAACTCGTTATTGCCTGCGCCATTATCGCTGACGATGTACACCGTACCAGCGGAAACAGAACCAAAAGCGGGAAGATTAGCCGTAGTTACAATAGGAAAATCAAAACCATTTGTAGAAACGACGGGACCTGAAAAGGTAGTTGTAGCCATTTTGAAACCTCACATGCGAGTTATGGGGCGTATCTGTCTGCATGTCGTCAGCCGGAAGCTGTCAGATACACCGGTTAGTTCCGGATTTAGGTAAGTATATAACACTTATTTAGCTAACGCACAAACAAAAAAACCCGTCGATTAGGACGGGCAATATCTCAGGGGAAGATATAAGGCAATATAACACTAAATTTAAGACAAAAGAAAGGGGGCCGAAGCCCCCAATCTAGCACCTTTTGCTTATTAAGCGCCGGGTGAACCGAAGATGCCTAGTGGGTCAGATACGCCGAAGCTGTATCGCTCACGAGCCTTATATCGGCTGTTACCTGTGTCAAAGTCTGCATCCATGCTAGTTGCCATAGATGAACGGACAAAGTGCTTCAGGCCATTCGGGATGTCAGTCATCAAGAACCAAGCATTGGTATCAGTCAGGTAGTTATTAACTTTATAACCACCGGGGATTGAACCGTTGTTGTTCAGTGCGTTGATGTCGTTATCCGCTGTAGCCACACGAAGATCAGTATCCAACAGGCGAGTAGCAACGAATTGCAGTGCCGGTGGGATAACAAGAGTCTTAGGCTTAGCAGCAATAAGCAACCCGCGCTCATCAGTCCAACCAGCTATCTGAATAACAGCAGCTTCTAGTGAAGCCTCGTTAAGGTCAGCAGCAACAGCAGGAGTGTTTGAGTTTA